TCGAGTTAGACCCTGATTATTTTAAGATAGCCTGTAAACGCATTGAAGATGCACAGCGGCAAAAAGATTTGTTTATATGAAAACAAAACCCGGCCACTTTCACATGGACGGGTTATTTGGTGGGGTTAAGAAATGTTCGGAGAAGAAAACAAAATCCAGTTTGCTTGCGCAAAATGGCTGCGCGAAAACGGCTATCTGTTTTTTCATACTCCGAATGAAGGTAGGCGCACAGCACAGCAAGGCTCTAAACTCATAGCATTAGGGCTTCAGCCAGGAGTTCATGATCTTTGCATCTTGCTTGACGGTGGAATAACCGTCTGGATTGAACTGAAAACAAAAAAAGGAATTGTTAGTCAGCATCAAAAAAACTGGCATGAAAAGATCATTAAAAAAGGCCATCATAGTCATCTTCTTCGGGCTGAATCTCCTGAGCAAGCCGTTTCAATTCTAGCCTCGATTTTAGAGGCCCATAGCGCACGATCTCAGTAAATTTTCCGTTTGGCTTTGTGTCTATCCACTCAGGGACAAGACCGCTGCTGTTGTAGTGCTGAGCCGCTAGTGGAGTTGCAAAAGCAATACCGTCCATGCCTGTAAAGGCTTTCCACCATGAAACTGCTTTCTTCTGCGGGTAGCTGCCCGGAGCATGATTGATGCAAACCCACTCGCTCGCAGACAGAACAAATCCGGTATAGTAATCGACCCGCAGCGTGTCTGGTTTTCCATCTTTGCCTTTATGTTCACGCGCTCTCGCGTCTGTGATTTTATGACGTGTGATGATAACCTGATTTGACAACACAGCCACGTTAGCTGCTTTAGCGTCTACTTGTTTGGCTTCTTCTTTTGGAAAGATATATCCGCAGTCCGTGCATTGCATCACAGATATATGCATAATCGTGCTGCACATCGGACAGAGTTTCATCGGTGGAATTCCGTCTCCTTCTTTTTTGTCTTTGCCTTTGATCTTGTCAATCGGGCCGTGGCGTTGAAGATTGCCGCTATAGTCAAGATAAAGGCAGTTCGGCTTCGGCCCTGCTTTGATTGCTGCCTTGCGCTGTAATGCTGTTTCAAGCGGCATATTCGCGGCATATATAGGCCTTGTTCCACGGCCCAGCATCTGCACCAATAGCCCGCCGCTTTCCGTTGGCCTAAGACCGGCAATCAGATCAATGCACGGGATATTCGTCCCGGTAGTCATAACTGCGACACTGCACACGGCGCGCAGTTCATGCCGTTTAAGCTTTGCATAAATTTCTTCACGCTCTTTTTGTGGCGTTTCTCCAGTCACAACCGCGCAGGTAAAACCGCAGCGTATGATTTCCGCAGCGACGTGGTGGCAATGGTCAACGCCGGAACAGAAGATCATCCATGTCTTGCGGTTCGCTCCGTATTCGATCAGCTCTTTCACGGCTCCGGTAGTGATAGCGTCTGTATCAATCGCCGCCTGAAGTTCGCTGTCGATAAATTCACCGCCGCGCTTATGCACGTTGCTCAGGTCAATCTTTGTCGCCATTGATTTGGGTATAAGCTCAGACAGGTATCCTTCTGTCACACCTTCAAGCAAACCATACTCATAGATGACTTCATCAAACAGTGCATCTTCGCCTCTGGTTAGCATTCCGCTATCAAGACGGAAGTCTGTTGCGGTCAATCCAATCACTCGCGCCCGTGGGTTCATGTCTTTTAGCGCGGCAATAAACTTGCCCCACATCGTTGTTGAATTTCTCGGAATTGAATGCGCTTCGTCGACTATCAACAAATCAATCTTGCCCAGGTCATGCGGATTTCTGAAAACGCTCTGGATTCCAGCAAACAAGATAGGCGCAAGCTTCTGCTTTTTTTTCAGCCCCGCCGAGCATATCCCTGCTGGTGACATAGGCTCAAGCGCCATATATTCCTGATAGTTCTGTAGAACCAAGTCGCTGTTATGAGTACATATGCACACGCGCGCGCCAAACTCTTTGTAGACGTATTGCACCAGTCCGGCGATGACCAAACTCTTTCCAGTCCCTGTCGCCATAACGATAAGGCCGTTTCCATCGTCGTTGTGCAGATAATCAAACGCCGCTTCTAATGCTTTTTGTTGATAATCTCGCAGTTTCATTTGTGGCAAATCTCCGAATACTGACAGGCCCTACATTGCCAGTGATCTGGACGCTGGCTGAGTTTTTCGGGTGGTTCTTTGCTCTGTGCTATGCGTCTGGCCTTTTCGATAAGACCGCGCGCATACGCCGGATCAGCACATGTCCGAACGGCTTGCATGTCGCGTCCGCCCGGTGTAGCGACAACTAGATAATGCCGTGTCATATCCATGCAGTGCATGTAAACCGCTGCCTGAGAGTAATAGCGCGGCTCCCAATGCTTCAGTGCTTGTTTCTCGCCATGCACCTGCACGGCTTTCTTGAGCTTGTTAAATCCGGTTTCGTCAACGGCTTTGACTTCCAGCACATGAGGCGTATTCGGGCTTTCACAAATCCCTGTGATAATTCCGTCAAGATGACCTTTCAAAAAGCCTAAATCAAACTCTGCTTGTTGTCCTGTGATTTTTATCTGCGGTAGTAACCGCAGACGGTCGATGATCAACTGCTCAGTGCGGTGGCCGTCCTCGAATTTCAATAGCGTTTCAATAGGCCACGGCTTGCCTTTTATGCCGTTGCCCATATACCAGATTTGCCTTGAGCAATCATTTCCAATACAGCTTCCGCCGATATATGTTCGTGGCTGTTCAGCCTCTGCACGTTTAAGGATAGCCCGGCGCACTTCTGCGAGCGTGTTTATGCCTTCAAGATATGCCATGCGCCGGGTGTTCCTTATTTAGTTGGTTGTTACTTAGCAAACGGGTTCTTTTTTGCCGCTGGTGCTGCTGTTGCAGCACTGGCAGACTGTGATACAGCACCAACAGGCTTATATGACGTGATGTTGTTTTGCATCCGTGCTGGCTGCTGAGTGCCAAACTTGTCAGTGTATGGATTCCCCATCTTCTGACTTATAACAATGTTCATCCGCTTGTTGTGCAACACGTCGCTGTCGCTGAAGTTTACAACTCCAACAGCTTCAGCGATTTTCTTTAGCGTCTGCTGACCGATTTTCTGGGCTGTTTCATTCGCGTTCATGAAGTTGATCTGGTCAAAGTATTTGCGATTTGTATCGCCAATCTTGTATTCCAGCTTCAGGATGCGGCCATTTCCAGCCTTGGTGTCTTTGACCTCGCTTCCAATGATTGTCACAGTGTATTCTCCAGCCTCCAAAAGCTCGAATTCGCTCTCTTCGACTTCTGACGCCACAAAGTTCATACCGAGATTTGCCATAGTTTAGTCAATCCTTGCTCTGGTTAAAAAACGGAATCTTCTCTGCGATTGTGCCCCAATATGCTCCGTCGGCATCAAAGGGGATTTCAGCCGGAAGGCTAAAACGGTTCTTGGCCTGAAACGCTGGGCGCTCTTCGCTGTAGAGATAACGCTCTCCTGTGCCAATAGCCCGCACACGCTCACTGCCGAGCTTGTCTTTGCTTTTCAGCACTCCGGTGTGCATTGCTGCGAACAACACGATGTCTGCTTTCTCCTGCAGTAAGGCCGACGCCCGCTGGTGCAGCTTCATCTCGTAGCGGTCATACGGATCAGTCTGCGGATTTTCAAACCGCTTGACTTGAGCATGGGCGGTCTGAATAACCATCATGCCCTTATCACTGCGGAGCAAGTCAAGCGCATCAAGATATTCACGCCAGATGTCAAGCGCCATGACATAGCCCTTGCCGTAGCCGTAGGACTCAATGCCTTGCGCAACGCGGTCTTTTCCAGCCGTTGGGTTTTCCTCGACAACCTTAGCCCAAACAAGAGGCTCCAAATGGTCAAGGCTGTCAATCACGACCGTCTGGAAGTCATGCTGCTGGGTGTATAGTTCTCCAAGCTGGCTGATTACCTCGCTGAAGCTGTCCGGCTTTTTAAATCGCGGCGCATCAATGCCGGACAGGCCGTCTTCAACTTGAATAAACACCGGAGAAGGCGCAAGGCTGCCGAAGGTGCTTTTTCCAAGGCCGTGGTTGCCGTAAATCACAATGCGCGGTGGCAGGTGTTTGACTTGTTCGAGTTCCATTACTCGTCTCCTTCTTCTTCGAGTTTAATCGTGACCTTACCAGCCTCAACCGTGCGGGCTGGTTCAAATTCATCGCGGATATTTGATGGCCAAGCTTTATAACGGCTCTCTGGCACGTCATAGGTGACCTTGACATATTCAAACGGGTCGCTGCCACTGACTTGGATTTTCTCAAAAATTCCAGCAAGCATTTCTTGATTCCACTTGATGCGCTTTGGAACATGGAATTTAATCTCGCCACAGCGCACAGTTCCAAACTTATCCGCAAGTTCGGTTTTGTATTCCGTCGCCAGCATTTCGGTGATTTGTGTTTCGCGTGCAGCGATAAGCTGCTTGCGCTGTTTCAAGTCGGCGAGTTCCGCCAACATAGACTTAACGTCCATAAGTACTTCCTTTCACAATCTTCACGGCATTATTGCCGCTTGATAAGTCGCACGATATGCCCTATAAAGGGGTATGTCAACAGGAGAAAACAAAATGCAGCTAAAAAAAATATACATGCCTGAATCTCAGGTTAAGGCCATTGAAAAGCGAGCTAAAAAACTTGGCTTGAGCTTTTCGGCCTATGTCCGGTCTATCTTGGCAGGAGCAATGGAATGAATTTTCTTGATAAAAAACAGAAGGCCGCGCTCGAACATGCAATGTCTTGCGCTGCTGAATTTCTCGCTGAGTGCGGCACGTCTGACCTTGCCAAACTTACGCCGGAACAGGCTGAAGAGTTCGGCGTTATTTTGATCTGCCGCTACGGTGAACGCGCTCCTGGTAAGATATTTGAGGACGATGTGCCCTTTTGATCACCGCGCCAGCGTATAAACAACCGGCTTCTTGGCAGCGTCGAACAACAGTTTGCCGCTGCCGTTGGCTGTTCCGAGAGTGTCTTGCACTTCATCCATTTGGCGCTTGCTGAGGTGCAATGCACGCATAACTTCTCTGCGCTCGGCCTGATTTTTATTGCGCTTCATAAATTCAATCACGCGATTACATGTCCTGTGGTGTTCATCCTCGAACATTTGCTCACGCCCAAAGTCAAGCATAAATCCAAGACTGTCCCCGACAAGCTGTTCTGCGAATGCCAGCGTGTCCTGTTCAAGCTCTGGGTGTTCATGGTTGCGGGCGATTGCCAAAAGCATGGCAACCTTCAGGGTGTTCTCGGTCAATCTGGCATAAATGCCGCCAAGGTTCTCGGCTTCGAGCGACATCATCAATTCGCGCTCTCTGAGTTTAATTCGCTTAAGTTCGCCGCGCATATCGCCGAGACTAACGATAACAGGGTCTTTCTGCCCGGTTGGCTTAAACCGTGACCAGTAGCCGATCAGGGCTTGGCTTGGCTCTGATGATGTCACATCAAAGTTAGGCTCCGGAAAATCAACCTGTGATTTGCAAACGATGTAGCGGTTAAGCTCACCTGATGCCACGCTGCTGGCCTTCATGGCCTCTGCGTAGTTACTGAGTGTTGTTGTTCCATACAGGGACAGGCAAGGCTCAAATATGCTTATCGGCGGGCCTTCCTCGCTCTTGAGGTTGCCCGTGGCATAGGTGCTGCTGCTGGATGACCAAAGCTTCGTCATAATTGCCGGAATTGTCTGGGCATATCCTGGCGTATTCGCATTGCCCATCGCTTTCAAAAACATGCCGTATTCGTCGATCTGGTAGAGCATGGACGGTCTTTGCGCCACATGGTCAAGCAGTCCGGGGCCGGAGCGCACTTCATCCGCTCCAAGGAAGTCTTCAAGCCCTGAATTTTGGAACAGAGTTTTGATGCACTTTCTGGAGTTGTCCTTGCCCATCCCAGTCGGAGCGATGCCGAGCGTGTAAATGTTTGTTCTGGTTCCGAGTCCAGCCAGTTTATAGCGCCGCCCAGTCACGGCTCCGACTGCAGAAAGAATATTTAATAGGCTAATTTCAGGCTGCGGGTAAAACGCTGTTGAATTGATCCAGTTCAACGTGTCCAAAATCATACCGGAAAGGGCGGTCTGGTTATAATCCGGTGCTGGTGCTGACACCACAGCCTCTGGTAGTTTCAGGTTCTGACGGGTAAATTCCAGCCCCCAATCATTCCAATCGGTTTTACCCTCTCCGTCCGGCGGGCAGAGTGCTATGCCTCCGACAAGCTGCGCTGCGCTTTTTGCAGCGGTCATTCCGGGGTTTCCGGTGGTAGCGTGGTCGTTATCCCCGGCGACGATTATCTGCCGCAGCGGATAAAGCTTGCGGATTGTGGCGGCAACGTCAGACAAATTACCGGCACTAAAGGCGATCCAAGTTTCAGCTCCAGTGGCCTCGGCTACCGTCATCCCTGTGGCAAACCCCTCAGCCAAATAAACAGGGCCGTCCTTGGCCGTCTGCAACGCCAGAAAAGCCCCCTTGGCCCTACCTCCGGGCAGAAAGCGCTTATGGCTGTCTGTGATGCGTTGCAGCGTGCAGATGATGCCGTCAAAGTATGCCGGAACAAGCAAAGTCCCGTCAGCAGCGACGCGTGCTTGCTCTGCCGTTGGCCGAATGCCCTTGCGCTGGCAGTAGGCGTGTTCTGGTGCGGTGTCAGACGCGCTGGCCCATAGACGCTCTGCCTCGGCTGCCGCAGCTGTGTGGCGCTCCGCCGTGATCCTGTCGCGCTCCTCGCGGTCACGGATACGGGCTGTAATCAAATCGGCTTTTTCAGCATCGCTCAGGTAGGCATCTTTTTTGCTGCACCAATGGTTAATGCCACCGCCCTCGCGCCACGAGCCGTAGCTGCCAAATGCGATGACCTCACCTGTCTGCGCGTCGGCGGTTTCGTGGTACGTCCACCAGCCGGAATCGTCTGATTTGTTTTTGCTGCTGCCGTCTGGGCAACGGTTAATTTTTTCGCTTGGCGTTACCGGGCCGATAGGTTGCAATCCAGCGCTGCACAGCAAGCTGTGGTATGCCGTGCGCGGATTTTCTTCGGTGGTTTTTTTAGTCCGCCAGATCGGCGCAAGACTGACGTTCGCAGGGATGAAAGTAAAACCTAAATCAGCCAAGATGTAGCTCCCCAGAGCAATGTGGTGACCGCCCCCGCATCTGGGGATGGGGCTTGCAGCCCCCCGTCGGGGGCGGCGGCCAACGGCAGATTGGCACAGGATGGAACTTTATAAAAGGGGTAAAAACAACGTTACGTTGCGTTAATTTATTGTTACGTTGCGTAAATTGTTTAATTTTCAGTTTGGCACTTTTGGCACAAAAAATTAGCGTAGGTTTTGTGCCAAAATTTTATTCATAAAAGGTTTATAAATCAACAGTTTGTAATACACATTATATATATTGTCACACTGTCACACGTACCCACTCTAAATCCTGATATTAACTATTATTAATAGGAAGGCCAACGGTCTGGGTCTTGTGGATTGCGTTAGGTGGTGACAGAGTGACAAAATTTTTAACTGTTTGTAATCTAAAGTTAAAATGGCATTATTTTGTCACCACACCAGTAATGTGACATGTGCCAAAATTTATTAACAAAAAAAACACGCAAGACTTTGCGTGTTTAGTTTGTTTTTTTATATTTACTTTAGGTAAGCTCATACATAATAGGTCGTGTCAAAGTTTCAGAAAAACCTAAACGCTCGGCCATAAACTCTACCTCCG